CCCCTCCAATCAGGTTGCCAAATGGGAGTCATAAACAATAAAATAGATTTTGTACCAGTATCTTCATCATCATCTCTGTGTAACCAGTGTTGAGTTTTTTTACCACTATAAGTAGCATTAAACCACATTCTAAATACAGAAGTTGGAATACCTATATTTTTTTCCTCTAGTAAAGCATGTATTCTATGAACTAAAGTTTGACCCCACATAAAAAAAACATTATTTTTTATTATTTCATTATTATCTTTTACTTGTAATACGGGACCTGAGTTAAATTCAAATCTACTGTTTTCATTTTTAAAACTAGATATAGCATTAATGTTCCAACCATCACTACCAATTAAATTGCTATATAAAAAATGTAATTCTTTTTGGGAAAGAACATTATCCAATACTATTGTTTTCATAATTTCTGTATTCTTCTACCATAAAAACCAATTGATGCAATAATTCTAGGTGTAAGTCCAATTACTTTATGTTTTAAATCTTTTGGTATAAAAATCATGTCACCTTTTTCAATGGTGTAGTCTTCATTTATATTACTATAAACTCTGTAAATAGTTTTACCTTCAAGACCTATTATAAAAACATCTTCTATGTCTACATGAGTATTACCTATTTGAGAAACAAAACTAAAAAATAAATCCACTGCATCTTTTTCATTCCTTTCATATTTTAAAAGTCTACGTAAAAAATCACTAAAAGTTTTAAATTCTTCTAAACAATTATTTACTGCAAACATTTGAAACACATCTTTTAAATTTCCACCATTTGTTTTGTTAACAATTTCTAAAGAGTTTTCTTCCATTAATTGACTTAATAAATTAAAATCATATTTTCTTTCTAACAAAGCAAAATTTTTTATTAATGTTACTTTGTTTTCTTTTATAGAAACTAACTCAGGTTGTTTTATTAACATTACTTTATATTATTTTCTTTTATCCATTTTTTATCAGATTCATCTAATTTTAAATATCTAATACGTCCATTAATATGTTGTTTAGTATCGTGGCCACAGTTAGTGCATCTATAAAATTCAGATACGATAGCCACCAAGATAGCTTCCTCTTCACATTCTTCACACAGTCCATGCACTGTGTCTATTTTTCTAAACATTTCTATTGATTTTTTATCTATTTTACTCATTTTCTATAAAATATATTTAGCGTGTATCTTGGAGAACTTTCACCTAAAGCTTGTAGATTTGTATGACGAATATTTGAATCAAAAAACAAAACCCTGTTTTTTTCAAAACCAACATATCTATCTATGTCTCCTTCATTGTTATAAAAACCTGTTCCATTATGTAATAAAGATTTTCCTTTTAAATAGCATAAAAAATTATATTCTGTTTCAGAATCAATGTGGGGTAAAACTTTTGTAAAACTATGTCTTAATCTAAAGGAACATTCAACTGCTTTTAATTCTATATCTTTAAAAAATGTTTTTTTTATTTTATCAAATAACCATTTATTTTCTTTATCCGGATTAAAATTGTGAGAAAAAAATCCTAAAGCTGTTCCAGAATCATTCTTACCATGTTTTAATTGAATTCTATTTAAGTTACTAACTAAAATATTTAACTCTTTTTCGTTAAAAAAATCGTCAACAACAGCAATATCTATTTTACTCATTTTTTATAAAATATATTTAATGTGTATCTAGGAGAACTTTCTCCTAAAGATTGAAGATCAGAATGAAAAATAAGTGAGTTATAAAATATGATTCTATTTTCTTTAAATCCAACATACCTATCTAAATTTGTATCGTCATTATAAAATCCAGTTCCATTGTACATTAATTCTTTTCCTTTTAAATAAGCTAAAAATGCATAATCTGAAAAATCATCTTGATGAGGCAACATTTTTTCAGAATTATGTCTTAGTCTAAAAGCACACTCATTAGAAATTGGTTTTAAATTTATATTTTTAAAAAGGTTTTTTTTAATTTTATCAAACAACCATATATTTTCTTTGTTTTCTTCAAAACCATGACCAAAACCATATTTGTCACCTTTTTTATTTTGTTGATGTTCAAAATTTATTTTGTTTAAATTACTAACTAAAATATTTAACTCTTTCTCGTTAAAGAAATCGTCAACAACAGTAATATCTTTCATAGTTATACTATATCTTTCGCTTTTCCAATTATTGGTTTGTATTTTGTTTTACCTTCTGATTTATACGCGTGCATAAACTGCTCACGTCTTCCTTCTGGAATCCAACTACAATGTATCCACCCACTGTTAGGTTCACCTGGAGTATAGAACTCAAGGATGAGCTGATCTGTTTCTAGGTTCTGTTTAATCCAATCAGCGACTTCAGCGTTGTCAACTCCAACACATTCGAAGTCCGCCGCTTCAGCTTTTGCATGTTGGCTGTTCTGACTTGATCCTATGGCAAGGCACAGCTCTATACTACGGAACCCGCTAGTCACCTTGACTCTACCAAAATGGTCCCGGACGGGCTGTAATATATTTTCACACAAGTCTTTTAATTTCTCTATTTGACCTGCGTTTGGATTATTATTAATCCCTTTACGAACAGCTGTGTCCGATTTAATTAATTCTAAAAGGGTAAAATTACGTGAAAGATTCATTATAAATATATATCTGCAACAATATTAATTCTAAGTTTATTTACATATTTTTTTACTGGTCTATGTTCAATGTTTGATTTCCAAACATACCATGTATTTATATCTGGTTCAATAGTAAAACCATCTTTAAATTCAGTCCCAACTGAATCATTTAAATAACAAATAGCGCTAAATTTATTTTTATCATTTCCGTGACTGTGCCATTCAGAGTTTATATTACTTTCTGGAAAAGTAATAAAGCACCACATTTTATCAATTTCACTAACTTTAAATGTAGATTTTAAAGATTCTTGAAAGATAGGAAAATAATTATGTAGGTTAGAATCACTTTGATATTTAGGGTGATCACAAGTTTTAAATTGCTGACAACATGGGTTACCTTTTAAATATAATATAAGTGCATTTTTAATAGAATCATTATTTATTTTTTTAAGAATAGGACAGGGTTTCATTATCATAAAATAATTCCATTTTGCCATTTCCACAAAAAAGAAGAATTTTTTATACTGTTATATACGTAATAATCTAGTTGTAGATGTTTCATTACTTCTTCTTTATCAATATCTAATTCAATATTTTTTTTACCAACACTTTCATATTCAATTTTATTAAAATGCATTTTTAAAAAAAGTGAAAGATCTTTTATATCAACATACCAATCTATGTGTGTATTAATTAAATAAGGCACTTGTGACCCAGTGTGATTTATTCTACCTTCATCTCTTTTTTTTATATTAATTAAAGATTGATATAAATCTTCTTTATCTATATCTTTTAGTTCTAAATTTTGAAGAGCTAAATCATATTTTAAACCTGATATAAATCTTTCATAAGGATCTCTTATAACAGTCCACCTAACTTTATCTAAATTAATATCAAATGTTGGAGTATAATCTAAACTTTCCATACATTTTAAAACACTGGTAGAACCATTTTTATGTATTAATAAATATTGAAACTTATCTGTTTCAAAAAATTCAACGTTTTGAAAAAACACTTTTACTTTCTATTATTTTGATTCAATAACTATCTTATCAATTGTTTCGCTTCCGTCAATATTAATAGAGATATAAGCTTCTACCTCTCCACACATTAATTGCTTGTTTTTCATGTCCATGTTTCTCTGAGCTTCTCTTTTCATCTTGAGGCAAGTCCCCATCGATTCCTGAATACGGTGCTCTACTAATTGACCATTTAAAAATAAACAAAGTGCTATAACAAATTTAGTCATTAATGGTCCCCATTTCCATTTGCAAATTTAATATCTCTTGTTGCATCTTTTAATTTTTCTATATCTGCTTTTAGTTTTTCAATTTCTTTTTCATGTGCTTTTAACATTACACCTGTGTGAACATTGTCTTCTAATTGTTTCTGCATCTTCTCTATTTGGGTCGCCTGCCATTCCAGGATCATGAATTGCTCCTGGTCTATAGGCTTTTGAACTGATGCTTCTAATAAATCTTTTTCAAATAATTGATTCTTTGTTTCTAACCGGTTGAGTCTTTCAATCACACCGAATGCAAACCAGGCGCCAATGGCTACGGCTCCGACCAATGAAATTAAGTTCCTTAACGGGAGACCGATTGAAGTGTTCTCTGAAATTTTGATGTTAGACATTAGGTCCTCCACACAAAGCCAAAACAACTAACATAATAATTAATAAACCTGTTGCATAATAATTCATCGTAGCTATCTCTAACATTTTAAATTTATTTTTTATCCTCGATATCATAAAACATTTTATCAGAATCTTCAGTTACCCAGTCGTCTCCTTCTACGTCCCAGTATGTTGTTTGCACCTTATAGTCTGGCCAATCGTTTTCTGTTGTGTAGCTGTTAACATGCCAAATGATTCTGTTATTTGGCTGAGCTGCATAATTACCATTTTTCAACGCTAATATGTGTGCACACTTGTGCTCTTGCGGTATTTCAGAATGTTCCGTATTAAGTATATTAGTCTCTGGATGCGCCCAGTCAATAGTAAATAAGTATTGACCTTTGTAAAATTTTTTATCTTTACCTAGATATTTTCCATCTATACCAGCCAACCAATCAAAACAATGCACGCTAGGATAATAACTAAAACAATTCCACAGCTGTAATTGGTCTGCCGACATATCCGGCACATCGGCTCTAGAAAACTCTTTTTGAAAAAACGCTGATATAGGCAAACGCCAAAAGCACGCACCGTTGGGTAGCATGATGTTAAATAAGAGTGCACGACCTGATATAGAGCTAATACCAAAGATAACGCATTCACGACTGTCTTTCTTATATTTTTCATCCATGTCATAGAGATACTCCCTTCTTATTTTACAATAAATTGGCGGTATATTAGCATTTAAGTAAGACATAGTACATAATTATTTTTTATCAAAAAATATACTTGTTGTAAATCTATAACTTGTTCCTAATATGTTTTGAGATTTAATTGTGTGAGGTATTTCTCCATCAAAAATTATTAATCTATTTGGAGTATAAGGACTAGAAAATAAAATATCTTTTTTATTATCTTTATAGAATACAGTTTCTCCACCCCATTCTGGATTCCATGTTATATTAGAATAATGCAAAGCAACAACTTGATTAGGATGAACATGGACAAAATTGACATCCATTGGTTTTGTTAAATTTACTATACATTTATTATTATAATTATTTATTCCTATATTTTTATCTTTTAATTTATCTAACACAGGTTCTAATAGTTTAGTTTTCTGTATATCTAAAAGATTATATTCAGCGTGTATATTAGGAAAAGCTCTATGTTGTAATTCATCGCTATCTTCCCAACCTATTTTAAAATTAGAATTCATAATTAAATTAAATAAATTACTAGATTCATGAGCGGTTAAAAGATTATCATAAGTTTCTATCATTATTTTATTTCACCCCAATTAGGACCAGACTCATAATCAACTTTGTTAGGTACTTCCAAGTCAACCGCATTTTCCATTATGTCTTTTATTTTATTAGCTTGTTCTTCTGATTCAATAGAAAAATCTAATTCATCATGTATTTGTATATGACCTATTAAACCTTCCTTATATAGTTCTACCATTGCTTTCTTAGTCATGTCAGCTGCGCTACCTTGAATTAATTTATTTAAAGCTTTGTATGTAAAAGCTCTACGTGTAGCGTTTTGATGCCAGTAGTTTCGTTTTGGTTTACCATCTTTATCTTTTACAACATTACCTTCAAAGTCTTTTATGTGTGGTCCCATCTCTTGAAGTTCTAACATACGTTCATGATCTTCAGGTGGTACGTATGTTCCCCAGTCTGCTCCACGTAATACTGGTTCGTATTTAGGAAATCTGCAACGTCTACCTAATAAAGTTTTGATCTGTCCTCTAGCTTCTGAAGCTTTCATAACTTTGTTCATTAACTGTTTAACGAAAGGTGCTTCACTGTGATATTTTGTAAATAGTTCTTCTGATTTTTCTTTTGATACTCCAAGTTCTCCTTGTAGTTTTGCTTTACCCATACCATAAAACAAACCTAAGTTAATTGTCTTTGCTTGTGATCTTGGAATCTTAGCCATCTCTGCAACAATTTTGTGAAAGTCTGTTGATGGATCTGTCTCGTATGAATCTGCAATTTTATTTACAGATGGTAAAGAAAATTTTAAAGCATAGTGTGCAACAAGTCTTGGTTCCTGTTGCGAGTAATCAAATGTTCCCCACTTACAACCTTCTTCAGGTATAAATAAACTTCTAAGTAAAGGCCCTGTTTCCGGATCCCTGGCAGGTATTTGCTGTAGGTTTGGATTCGAATAACTAAATCGTCCTGTAACTGTACCACCATCATCAGATCTTATTTGGTTTATATCTGCATGGATTCTACCATTGTGTTCGTGTTTTAAAATAGTATCTATGAATGTAGTTCTAACCTTGTTTATTTTTCTTGCTTCTGCTATCATGTTAACTACAGGATTAGCATGATTAGAAATAAAATTTTTAGTAAATGAAGGAGAGTTTGTCTTTTCAGTTCGGGTATAAGGTAGCTTCAGTTTGTCAAAAACTTTCGCAATACTTGCTGCAGCCCATATCTGAGTATCTACTCCTGTTTCTATTTTTACTTGTTGCAATAAGTTTTCTTCTTTTACTGCCAGTGCTGTTTTCAATTGATTGGCTTTCTCGATATCTACCCGAACACCTAGGTGGCGCATATCAACTAAACAAGGAAAGAGATCAGTCTCAAGATTAAATATATCCTGTAGGTTATCTTCTATAATTACTTTTTTTAATTTGTGCCAAAGTCTTAAAGTTAGTTCAGCATCTTTTTCAGCATAACCCCCAACTTCCATTGCAGGCATTCTCCACATATCTGCTTTTGGATCGAGTCCTCTTTCTTTTGCAGCTTGATTTAATCTTGCTTCACTCTTACCTTCACCAAGGTGATGCCAAGACAAAGTATTCAATGTATATGAAAATCTATTTTCATCAATTAATGATGATGCAATCATGGTATCTATAATTAAACCATTGATTTTTATACCTAAATTACGTATCCAACATACGTCATACATAGCGTTATGAAATATTTTTGTAGCAGGTGACTCACAAATATCTTTGAACCATTCGATAGTTTTTTTTCTATCCATATTAGGTCCTTGTTCATGTGCAATAGGAAAATAATTTTTATAACCATCTACTGCTACAGCAAAACCTACAATCTCACCGTTACCTGATATAGCTCCAGAGCCTGTTGATTTTAAATCTGGATCACGTGTTTCTAAGTCAATTGCAATTTCATCAGCTGATCTTAGATCAGGATATTCTTTTGGTATAACCCATTCTGTATGTGGTACTATCATATTAATCTACTCCAAAAATAAATAGTCATTAATGTATAAAAAAATAAATCATGCACTGCAAATTGATTCACTTCTTTTTGACCATGTCTTTCATCTTCTTTATTTCTAATTCACAATAATGAATTACCTTTTCTAAGTCTTGTATACCATTTTTATTTTTATAACGGCACACATACTTTATAACGTTTCCTTGAAAAAAAGAAAGTTCATTCTTAGAAATAAATTCATAAGGTTGAATGTGAAACGATTTATAGTGACTCCCCCCTATCTGCTTGTCTTGAGGAAATGCATCTTTAAATATATCTTTATTTGTCATATTATTGGATAAGCCTTTCTGGTTTTATTTGCTAGTTTAAATGTATAGAGATTATTTCTTGCACGTGTATATGCAACATACCAAACTCTATGTTCTTCATCTGCTTTATCATTGCTTTGATTCATTGCTTTGATTATCTTGTCACCAAGATCTGTACAGAGAATTACGTTATCTTGTTCACCACCTTTAATAGCGTGAATAGTAGAAATCCAAATTCTTGCTTCTTTGTCTAAGTCTTCTTTGTTTTCAAAAAGACGTACTAAATATTCTTTTTGTTCTTGTTCATCTTTGTCTGCTAATACAAATGCATCAAACCAGTTTTCATTCTTGTTCCATACAACATTTCCAGTGTATTCTTTAATGTCTTTTATCTGTTCTTCTATTAGCTCTTCTCCTTTACGCCAACGTTCATAGTTTTTTACAGCCTTATATAAAGATACTTTAATACTTTTTCTTTTAGTGCTTTCAAAAAACAAACCTTTTTCAATAAGTATTTTTTCTATTTTTAATAGTTTTGATACAGTCCTTGCAAGAATTAACCATTTACCTTTTGTTAAATCTATTTCATCTAAATTATATATCTCTTCACAAAGACCTTCGTGATCTCTTGGATAATATTTTTTATTTTTCTTAATTCCAGATATATTTCCAATCGCTATCCTAGATTGTTGCTGTACAGTTTTAGATATTCTTTTTGAATATATTAAAACTTTTTCTTTTGCAGGTTCTTTTATAAATCTACTAACATCTGCTCCAGCCCATGCAAATATAGCTTGATCATCATCTCCTGCAAGATACATATCTTTAGTTTTAGTTTTTAAAATATCAAATAGTTTCCATTGCAATGGTGAAAGATCTTGAGCTTCATCTATAAAGATAACATCAAACTCTGGAATCTTATCTGGTTCTTTTGTTAATTGATCTATCATATCGTTAAACTCAAATATTTTTTTCTTGTTTTTGTAGTTAATTAAATTTTTATTGATGTGATCTAGTGTTATCCAGTTAACGTCTTTTGGATCATGTTCTTCTAAATTAAATTCATCTTTGAGATTAATACATTTATTAAATGCTCTTTGTATAATTTGAAAGTATGGGTTTTCAAAACCTAAATAAAAAGATTCATCTTTATTATATCTATCGTAAAATTTTACTTGTAAATTTAATTCTCTACCAAGTTCTTCGTAATGATATGGTTGCATTACATCTTCTTGAACCATGTTTAAACATTCAAATGCTAGTGAATGAAGTGTCTTAAAATATCTTAACTTTTTATTTTCAAAAGGCATTCTACCTTTTGCTTCGTCTGCAGCTTTCTTAGTAAACGCAAAATAACCTATACGATGTAAAGGTATATTATATTTTCTAACATATGCTCTTGCTCTAGTAATTAATCTATGTGTCTTACCTGTTCCAGGTGGACCATAATATTTATACAACATTGTCTTCACTCTCTATGTCAATAGTTTCTTCTACTTCCTCTGGTTTTTCAAAAAGATAAAGAGGAATCCTAGCTGCTCTTATAGGTTTAAAAGGTTTATCATTATCGTCCTTACCTGGATATCTCTTCTGATGACCAAATAATACTCTTCTTTCTTCATCTTTATCTTCATGATTATATAATTGTCTTTCAATCATGTAAGATGTTTTTTGTGGTTCGTATTTCCATTCTTCGTTTTTTAACTTGTCATAGAATTTATCAAACACAAACCATGCAAACTTATTATCAACTAAAGGTCGACCACTTGCAAAAGACATGAAGCTTGTTGCCTGAGCCCCGTATATGTGCTTCTCTAATAATTTCTTCAACACTTCTAAAGGACTTGTGCCTGCTGCAGGTTCTATTATTTCTATTTTATCTTTACCGCTTATTGATTTTAAAATTAAATCAAACTGCTCTTGTTTTATTGGTGGTGCTACAATCAAAGCTTGCTCAAATAAAACTGTTTTAAATTCATGAACTTGAGTTAATTTATATGTATTTTTTAAATGTAGCTGCATATTTTCTCTTTCATCAGGATGCTCTACTGTAACTCTCCATTCTGGATTTGGTTGTAAATTTATTTTTTGTAAGTTACTTAACGTAGGATAATTTTCTTTTTCACCAGATAAAACACCATATTTTCTTTTAGTACATAAAGCTTTCATGCAGTGTGGTTCTAATAATGGATCACTACATGTAAAACCTTTTTTCTGTTTTTCCCAACTTTTTATTTTTGATTTTATATGATCGTCTGTCCAATGTTCATCAAATGAAAAATACTTTCTACCTGCTTGTACAATCATTTTTTTCCAAGTATCATCTCCCGGATATTTTTTCTTAGCAAATACCATGTAGTTATATAGAAATCTATCTCTACCATCTGTAAATGTCATCTGTTCTTTAGTTAATTTTTGTAGACATGGTGGACCATCTTCAAACTCTTCACCACCACCTTTTAATTCTGCATAAATTAAATCTTCTTTTATTTTTTTAAATTGACTTGGATCAACTAAATTTAAACTAACTGTTTGCACAAACTTTTCAAATGACATTGTTGTTCCATCAACATCTAATGCTTTTCTATCATCACCGTTGTATGGTAAATTTATAAAATTACCATTTGATATGGTGCCGTCACTTGATATGAGTTGCGTTTGCTTTGGAAATATTTCTGTTGCCGCAGATAATTTAAAAACAAATAATAAATCTTCTAAAAAATTTCTTATTTCTTTTGCCTTGACCCACCTAGTGGTGAATACATATAAATGTAATCCACCACTTTTGGATAGAATAGGTATAATTGGCAGGTCTTTATCCTGGATGACATCAAGATAAAATTTTTTATCAATAGGGTATTTATCTACATCTATTGCACCAAACCTTGCCATACCATCGTCAGTGCAAGGTTGTATTCCTATTGATCTAATTCCTTTTATATGATCTTCGTAGTCTTGATCAGTAACGGGACTCTTAGCCCATTCATGTTTCCATTTCTTTTTGCCTGTTACTTCGTCGATGTATCCATCATCAACTTTACAGACACCATAACTTCTTTGTAAACCCGTAAAATATTCTATGTATTCTTTCATTTGTCATCCTGTTTATTTTGTTGAGGCGACTCCAGTCTCCCTTTGTCGCCTCTGTAGCTACTATTGTTCCGTCAAACAATTAGATAATTTCTTCTTGTTTAGTTTCACTGCCCTTATCATAGTCAGGTTTTGTAGCACCTGATGATACTTGCTTATGAAACTCTTGACCCATCATATAAATTGCAGCGTCTTTTTCATTAGAGACATCTAACATTCTAACCATTGATGGTTTGTAAACATGCCAAGTTTTATCTCCTGCACTTTTTTCTGCAGTCTGTAATTTAAACATTGCAGAATATGCTGCCGGTTGAAAAGAACCTTTATCATCTGTCATTCTAAGATTAGAAATAAGATCATTTAGTTTTCTCGCCGGTGTAAGATTAGATGATCTCATTGTGATCACCGCTTTTCTTGGCGCACCATCTACCATTACAATTATGAAAAAGTACATAGTTTTTTCAATATAGTTACCGTTTTGTAATCTATATTTAATACCACGCATTTCTTCTTTTGCATTAGCAGGTGGAGTTAAGTGTGTTCCAACAGGTGCTGATGGACTATCTCCCATCTCTTGCCACTCTGGCCATCTAGTCTGTGTATGTGCTACAATGACTTCGATACCTTTGTTGCCATCAATAGGTTGTCCAAAACTATTGGAATATATCATACCAGGTTCAGCTCCTTCTA